TTAAAGCCATTGCTTAAAAAATCTACATGAAGCAAGTTTGATGTGTATTCAGCATTATTTAAATTAGGCCATAATACATATTGCATCTGATTGTATGTGTCCCTTTTATCATCATAAAGAACCCATCCTGCCGCACTATCTGTTCTTTTTATTATAACAAACGCTGGCCTAAACCCTGTGTAAGAAAACGGCCCATCTGTAGAATTGTTGCCGACATATTTGCCGCATTTTGAGTGACCATCAATTCCTCTAAACGCATAAAACACATATGAATCACCACTAAAATTCACAAGTTCGTGTGAACCAATAGTAAACACACTGCTGGTAAACGTGCCGTTGTTCCAAGCTGTGCTTCCAACCCCCACTGCCGCTGTGCTATTCAAAAGCAAGTAAGCATTTGTCGGTGTAGCACTCTGGTCTTTGTGGTAAACCGCCCAATCTCTTGCGTTAGTTCTTCGCTTCACAATAACCATTTCTGGTGTTGCACCAAGCGAATGTCCAATCGTGGCCCCTGCTGTGGCATTTCCTGTATAGGTTCCCACTGCAAACCCAGCATCAGGATTAGCCGATACGCTTGACGTAATACTGCCATCGGTGTTGCTAACTGCTGTGCCACCAGCTTTCCAGTTCCAGCCAACATAGGAGTTTCCACTTGCGTTAACATATGCTTGGCTCCAAACAGTAAAGCCATCACTGTCTAAAGACATAACTCTGTTTACGGTATCTTCAGCATTAGTTAAATCTGAGTAAAGATTTTTGCTCGTACCTCTAACAGAGTCCACAAGTTGGTGGCTGTTTGTAGTTCCTCTATTTTTAATCCAGAGCAAATCAGGTTGATGCCCGACACCTGTAATGGCCCTATTTGTTGTCCCATCACCAGTCCACAGCACAGTATTAAAGTGTTCGTCACTCGTTGTGTCGCTGTTCGGGCCGATGGCTGGCTCTGGTAGGTTGGCTGAGTTTAATGCCAAGAAACCTGACGGTACTGCATTAAAAAACGAACCATAGCCGTTTTCATCAGAGTAACCGCCATCTGTTTCGGTGCCAGCGAATGTGCCTTCTTGCCCAAAGTTGGCTATCATCACATTGCCGCCAACACTGCTGTCAGAACGTATCTGGAAAAACGGAACATATTCGGATGCAGTCAAATCAATGCCAGACAAACTTTCATTTGTACCAGCGGCAGGGTCGCCATCTGCACCACCATCATTTGCATAATAAGTGCCGTCAATACCAAACCACATTTTGCCATTATCAAAGTCAGCCGCAATGTTTATAACAGAACCACTAGGTGGAGCCGCAAACGTACCGTGATAAGTGCCATCTTTGTAATACTGGCTTGACCAAGATAAAGCAGCATAATTGTCAAACAAACTAGCTGCTGGGTCGCCAGTAATACCCTTACCGTTTAGCACAACAGTCTGTGCGGCCTCGTTGCCTATCCAGCCAGCCACGCATCTGAAGTTTGCTTCGGTTAAACTCATACGCACTTCGTGATACCACTTGCCGCTGGTTACGCCGAAACTTCCGATAGTGCCATCCCAATAACCAGTGCGGCTAGTCGTCAGCTTCAGATTGCCTTCTGAAAGGCTAGTGTTTGGCATTGGTACAATGTTGCTATAATTCAGGGTCGGGCTATCCGGCACGACATCGTGTGCGGCTAGGTTGTTAGCAGTCCAGTCATTGGTGTTGCCTGATAGGTCATCGCCGATTGCCGCGCTGTCTGCGAATGACAGGTAGAAGCCGTTAGTACCATATGTTAAACCTGATACGTTTTTTGGAACCCAGATGCCGTTGATGGTTTCTCCAAAGCTGGTGGCGTCTAGGGCAGTGCCATCAACAAAATGCACCTCTGCCATATAGCCGTCCCAATAAGAACCGTAACGCTGTAAACCAAGCCTATGTAAAACCGTATTGTTTACATTTGTATCTAAATTTAAAGATGGATTTGTGCGGGTAGAATATGATGTTTGTTCAGTGCCGTTAATATAAATCTTTATTCTGTCATCTGCTGTGGCATTTGTTGTGTCTATAGTACAAACAATGTGATACCAAGATGATGGGTCACGAAGCTGTGCGCTGGTTATCAATGAAGAATTACTGCCCCCACCATTTTCAAGTACAACTGACATCTTGCCATTATTATCAAGTCTGATTACAGTATCGGGTGCGCTTGTCCCTGCACTAAAAATAGGTGGGTAATTAGTAGCCGTTGGGTTTAGCTTTATCCAAGCAGAAAAAGTGAATGTTTTGCGATTACTAGCAGACGCTGGTGTGCGGCTTAGATTTGCACTATCGTTGTCATTAAACCGCAAAGACTGGTCAATGCTGTACGGGTAAAATGCACCACCTGCGTTATACATCCATTGTTGTGAACCTAGTGGTCCTGACATAGTTAATCCTTATGCAAACGCAAGCTGTGGTGCGCCAAGTAAAATTCGGTCAGTAGCAATCACAAGATATGGCACAAGGTCTGTACCACTAGCTGACAACGTAATACCTGCAGCACCTGCTGTTTCATAGTCTGTGTCAAGAGACAATGTATAGCCAGCAGTTTGTGTTACAGCAATAAATCCAGACTGACCAACTGCTTCAGTTGTTGGATTTGATAATGTAGTATTACCTGTTAAAGTCAAAATGAAGTTTTGGTATGTGTCAAAGTCAAGAGTGGTTGCACCAGTTACGCTGGCAGTCTGTGTGCTACCCTGAACTGCTTTGTTGAAGGTGACTTCATTCAATGCAGCAGTACCTGACACGGTAAGGCCACCATTGATTGTACCGCCAGATGTTAAGCTATCTGCTATGCTAAATACATCATATACAATAATCTCAACAATGTCGCTTGCTGACAATGCAGCTAGACCACCGATAGTGTTTGCAGTTGTTGTGTTATAGTCAGTGCCAGCTACAAGTGCTACACCGTTGAGTGATACATCTACATAATTACCGTCAGTGAATAGTAAGGTTGCTCCACTGTCAGATGCACCAGATAGAGATGTCTCACCGCCTGTTGCTGTGAAGTAAAAGCGACTGCGAACACCTAGTTGTGGGGATTTACCTATGTATGCCATCAGCCAGCTATCTCCATCGCTATTAAAGTAGATTCAGCACTGTTAAGATTGAAATGATGGGTGCCTGCCCCAGATTGCTTTGTGTATACACTATATTTCACAGCACTTGTGGTGCTGGCAGAATGTAGGGCAACTACAGAATGATTAGTAGCACCTTGACCTGTATCATCATGTCTAGCTAATCCATTTGTAGAGTCGCCTAAATTAGTTGTATCATCTGCGTATATAGTGCCTATAACTGCAAGACCATTGCTTGCGGAACCAAGATTTATAGAACCAAGAATAAGAATCTTACTGCTGGTAGAGGATGGGGTAATTGTAACATCCATCCCCGCATCAACAAATGAAGTAGATGTGCTTGAGAAGTTGGTATTGTTTACAGCTTCAACGACTTGTAAAACTGAACCCGCGCCAGTCACAGTACCAGTAAACGCATAGTCATCAGTTAAGTCTATGCTTTCAGACCTTAGTTTTGAAAGTGCCATTAGCTACCCCTTATGCGTATGGGCTATCACCACAACATGAAGGCCAAGCTGCCTTTAACTCAGCAATAGTCGTTGCACTGTCACCAGCAGTAGGTGCATCACGCAGTGCTTGCTTATCAGCCACAATCTGTGTTGTATCTGCGCTTGTTTCCAGTGCCTTCATATAGTCAGTGTCCAGTGCCTCAAGCAAAGGTTTACGTGCTTCACGAACCTTATCAGCAAAGATTTCTTTTGCTTTGTCCAAGTCCTCTGAGATAACAGAACCTGACAATGACCATGCACCACGAAAGGCACGGTCAGAAGGAACGGTTGCGGTTGAAGCGTCAATCTGGTTCCCGTCCTTGTCTACGATGTATGTTGTTACAGCCATTGTGTACTCCTTATGCTGCTAAATCAGTGGCTTCAATGTGTTCAGCTATCTTCCAAGCATTGCGCCACTCACGTGTGCTTGGTAGCTGTTCTTTGCGGCAAATCACCATCTTTGGTTTGTTGCCCTCATTCCAAGTCTTCCAGACGTGCTGTGGCACATCCTTCTGAATTAGGTATTCTATCGCTTCTTCTTCAGTCATCGCTGGCATTGGTTCTGTCTGGTGAAGCAGGTATCCTCTGGTGTGCTTCTTGAAGTCTGGCTGGGCTTCATCCTTTGCCAGTTCCCAATAGACCCAGACAGGCGGCAGGATACCGCCCTGCAATGCACACGCCATCCAGTTAGGGTCAGGCACAAGTATCTTCGCGCACTCATCAATGCTGTCCTCATAGACAACACGATAGTCTGACTGCACACCGTCTAAGTTTTCCTTTGACCAACACAAACGGTCAAACAGGTGAGTGCCTTTGAAGTCTGGTGTTTGCATTAAGCGAGGTCTCCTATAAACATCAAACTGGCATACTTTTGTTCATCTATAGTTGACGATACTTGATGTGATACTCTTCTGGTTGTGCTGGTAGGTGCTGATTCATTACCATTTGCTGAAATTCTATCAAAACCAATATGCCCACCTGCCGCACCATCCGCAGTATAACCGCCAGTTCCTATTGCTAAATAATCTGTTGCAGTAGCAAAAGCGTTTGTGTGTGTAATCGTATGGTCTGCGTTTGCATTATCTGTGATACTGCTGTGATTAAAACTGTCCCGCACCGCTGGCGTTATTGTTCCGTCATAATTTACCCACGCCTTCGCACTACCATTAACAACATAGTTCGTGGCGATTGACCCAGCGGTGCTGTGTTCCAGCGTATCTGCTACAATTTTACCTGCCATTACGCAATCTCCCCGATAACAAACGTAGAAACATTGCCCTTGTCTCTAAATCCGTTGTTTTCAATCGTATAATATTGATATGATGCTGTTGCTTCTGCTAATGTATAATTACAAACATCATTGTTTGCTAACTCGTTTTGACTGTCTACAGCAGTTGCATAGCTTGTTGAACTAACCATATTATTCGTGAAAAACACTTGACCTTGACCTGTTGTAGTATCAGTAAAGCTAGAAACCCCAACGCTGTCACTTATTGTAGCGATGTCGTGGTTTATTCTTGCCCAACAAGCAGGTAAGCAATTATTCAGTGTGAAGGTTGCTGCACCGCCTGTGCTAGTAATAGTTATGTTACCAGCAATGGTCTTGCCAGTGAGGGTATCTACTTTTATCTCACTCATGCTAGGTCTCCATTTATGGTCACACCAGATTTAGGCACATCATACCAAGCACCACTAGTTGGGTCAGTGTAGGCAAAATAAACCTGTAGTTGTGTTGTACTCATTGT